CCCATTGTTTGAATACCCAAGCACCGTTGTGTTTGTAACTCAAAGTTAAAAAGTCATCAAATAGGTTTGTCACCTTGTTTCCGGTTGAACTCTGGCGAACACCGATGATGTTTAGATTCAATTCTCCGTCTGAGAAATATGCGAATCCCTTCTTGATCATCGCAGCTTCAATTTGTTCTCTTGTCATTTTCCTTGTCCTTTATATGGTTTGTTTGACTTGTGTTTGTTGATGTGTTTGGTATGTCTGCCCAATTTGTTTTTGGGTTTCACTCTGAATGTAGATGTGTTGGTTGCCTTTGCCATTAGTTATAAATGTATAAACGGAAATACTCAAAGTCCTCTTTTCCACCTTCTTCAACATAGTTCAACCAAGCATCGTATGTCTTGCCTGATAGTTTCAATGGGGTTTCACTCGTATCAATTCCAGCACCAATCATCTTGGCTGAAAATACTTCCACTTTCTTGGTCATCATATCAACTTTATTCTCAGCAATGGAAACGGCTTCTTTCAACTGTGCTTTCTCCTCAACTTTCTCAGCGACCATCTTCTCACCCATTGCTTTTGCCTCGGCAGTTGCAACCGATGCCATCTCTAAATTCTCACTAATCTTTTGGAGCATTAACTCCACTTCATCCACAGGTACTGACTTTGATTTTTGAACTGGCGTTGCGATAATTCCAACAAAAAACGAAGCAATAAATAAAAGTATTAAGTGTTTCATAATTTTTTCATAGTGTTCATTATGCGAATTTCCGTGATAGCGGATGCAAGTGCAGAATCAGAACGCTTCAAGGCGTATGTCAGACGGTCAATCTTGATGTCAAGTTGGTCAATCTTCTGATTGCTCTTTTCAATTTGGTCTTTATAACCTGAGCGAAGGTCAATGTAAAGATAGCTGACAGCCACAAGCATACAAAAAGCAACGGCAGCAATTGGATTCTTTTTGAATTGCTCAAAGGAAACAGGGATAGGGGATGGGGTTTTTTTGATGGCGGTCATGTTATGGGCATATAGGATTAATCCAAGTTAGTGTGTTTTCGTCCCAACTCCATAAACATCCATCGCTGGGGTATGGTGTCGGCGGTTGCCAAAGGCAGTCCGTATCCAATGTCCAACTCGAGTATGGTTGTGGGGATGAGAAATTATCTTTGTCAGGGTAATAAATAAACCCAACACCTGCAAAGTTTTTACCTTGCGTATTATAATAAGTTCGCACCCATTCACCGCCAAAAGTATCTATACACCATTGAACCGTATCTGATACGATCACTTCCAAAACTATGTTATTTTCTAATTTAGCAACTTGCATTATTGAAATTTATAACGAATTATAACAACACCGCTTCCTCCATTTGCTTGGTTTGCTTGATAAACCCATCTACCACCGCCACCGCCTCCAGTATTTGCTGCACCACTTGCGGCTTGAACTATGTTTTCATGATTACCAACACCACCACCGCCTAATCCACCAGCAGCAGACATTGAAGTGCTTCCACCGCCACCACCTCCAGCGTAATAAGTAGATGTGCCACTTATAGAGTATGCCAAACCATTTCCACCCGCACCACTGCCAAAAGAAATATTTGTTCCATTTGCTCCAACAGCACCAGCACCACCTCCACCCGCTCCTCCGCTTGAAGCCCCAATAGAATTACCACCAGCGTTTCCTTGCCCAGCCGTACCAGCACCGCCACTACGACCAAAATCACCGCCACCGCCACCACTTCCGCCACTATTGGGGTTGTCCCCTTCGGCTGACCCATAACCCCCACCAATAGCAGTCAATGTATCAAATATAGAGTTATTGCCATTTGTTCCCGGTGTTGTATATTGCCCTGTGGCAGCACCTGAACCACCGCTTCCAATTGTGATAGTATAAGCATTGATTGCAACAGATTTAGCAGCATTGTAAAGCAATCCACCAGCACCGCCACCGCCACCAGCGTAGACACCACCGCCACCACCACCAGCCACAACTAAAGCTTCAACAGTTGCCGCACTTGGAATTGCGGTAATGTCAAATGTGCCACTACTTGTAAAGGTGTGAATTTTATAATCGCCATCAGTTGTAACGCTTCCACCTGTTGCAACAATAAAAGGTGCAAATCCAGCCAATTGACTCGCTATTAATCCGTGTGTTGAAAGTATCATATCTTATGCAACTATATCTCCAAATAAATACCACTCATTCGTATCAATCTTAATCAAGGTTGCACCTGAATACTGAGCATTGAGTTTCAACTTTGCCCCGTTGCTCCGAATCGTTACGCCACTTGTTGCCACGATTGTAGTTTGACCTGCTCCGTACTGAGCCAAAAGGATTTGAGTGCCTGTGCTGAACGCTACCGAACTATTCAAGGGAACAGTCAAGTTGTTTGCACTGGCGTTGTTTATCTCAACCAATTTATCGGCATCTCCAATGACTAAGGTATAACTTGCCGTTTGTCGGTTGGTAGTTATAAGTTTGTTTGTCTTGGCATCAAGTGCCGTTTGTGTTGCAGTTGAAACGGGTTTATTTGCATCCGAAGTATTGTCAACATTGCCCAAACCTACATCACCTTTTGCCAAATCAATGTTACCACTTCCAAGCAAAGATTGCCCTTCAATCGTCTTGATGTTGGTTGCAGATACCAAAGTATCTTGCTTACTCGCTGCCAATCCGCTGTACTGCGAGTTGGTTGCATTGTCCCCCGTGTTTGTTCCGCTTGTGTTTCCAACAACTACCAACTGAGCATCGGTTACATATCTTTTATCGGTGCTACTCGCAATGTCCACAGTGGTTGCATCCGCTCCGGCAGTTACCAATCCCTTCGCATCGTATGTGATTTTGGTTTTGGTCGCTCCAGTGATGGCAGCGTTTTCGTCTACCTTCAAATCCAATGCAGTTTGTAAATCGGTTTGATTGGATAGCGTTCCAGTTACACCACCCCAAGCAACTGCCGAACTGATGGCAATGTTTCCGCTGCCAAGTATAGAAGTTGAATTTATGGTCTTGATGTTTGTGCCTGATACAAGTGTTGCTTGTTTCGCATCCAATGCAGTTTGAGTGGCACTTGAGATTGGCTTGTTTGCATCTGAAGTATTGTCCACCGCATTCAATGCCAATGCCGTCTTCAACGCAGTTGGTGTGATTTTCTTTGTTTCCGCTGCTGATGTGTCAACGATTGGAAACAAATCTGCTGCATTGTCAACCGTGACGATGGTGGTTAATTGGGATATCTTTTGATCTGCCATTATAGTAGTATTTTATCACCGCTTTCTAACAAGAGAAAATCTCCGTTCTCAAGAAGCATAAAGAGTATTTGTGTGGGTTGTTCAATCTCATAGATCTTCTCATTCAGAGTGACCTCGTATGATGTGCGAGTGACATCAAATTCAACTTTCAATACACCGCTTTCAACTTCTTCATCTGCCAATGATGGTGACAAGTTGCTCGGTGATGTTTGTGCGTAGATTACATATTCAAATTCACCAGCATCAAGGTCAAATGTTGTTCCCTCAGTAACTGCGAATTTATTGTATCTCTCCGTTTGAGTTGAGATGTCAGTCAAGATGACCGTTGTCAATTCATTGGTCACACGATGGGTAAATGCAAACAAGAAATAAGGGTTCGCAATCGTGACTTTCTCAGTCAGAGTTACATACCAATTCTTTGATTCCGCTTTGTCAATTACCAACATCTTAATAAAATAGCGACTTGGGTTTTATGTAACAAAAAAGGGTGAGCAAATGCCCACCCCTCTTTTCCTATGATCAAGCAGAATTAAATGCCCAATGTGGTTGCAACTGAAGCTTGAAGCAAGAATGGTGCTTCGGCTTCAATAGCGGATAGAGTCACCTCGTATCCAGTAGAATCACCCATTGCAGTACCTGTGTTGCTGACCATTGCAGTCACATCGCAACCCAAGTCCTTACCAGCTAACCAATACTCATCGTTGTTCGTTTTCACGATTGCATAGCAACGACCTTGTGCAAGGAGTTTCATCTCGTTGCGTTTGGTTGTTGACAATCTGCGAAGTTTGAACG